AGGAAAATAAACAGATGCAAATTCTGATTTGGTATGTCTTGGAGGCATATTTACAATGAGCCTCCCTTTTTTATTTTTTGCTATCTTTGTAAACTCATGAGCAATATGTTGATGATGTCCCCATCTATTCATATCTTTGTCTGTACGACATATAAAATCAGGCCATACATTTTTTACAAAATATAAGAAGTTATCTTGGCACAGTTTAATATGTTGAAGCCACACTTTTTCGAGCCTCTCTCGTAGCTGATCGGTGGTCATTAAATCNGTATTACTCATATATACTTACTATATACTTGAGTCCCCTAAAAAGAAACCCCTTTCATTAAAGACCTGACTACATGTATTTGGCATGTCAAGGTAAAGGATGAAAAGGAAAAATTTTAAAAATAAGGAAAAAAATTAAAAAAATAAATTTTTTAATTTTTGAATTTTGGTTGGTACCTCTACGAAAAACCAACGCCCCCTTGAATAGAGGGCGTTAGATAAAAATTAATTAGGATGGATTATTCTCAGTTTGTTTAATATATCTCAAGCGATCGTCTATAGTCTTTTTAACACGCTTGACGAATACCTCCCATTTTGCCTGATGGGCTGTGTCTATATTAAACAGCCATGAGCAATCATCCGTCCCATTGGTTGCATTGACTTTCGTTACATTGGCAATGTTGCCAATGTTAACTTGATATCCTTTATATTTAAAAGGTATCATTGAAAGTGTACTATTCTTAATGTTAGTCCAATTCCTGCAATTGCCATAACTGTTCCAAGTGTAACATCAAAATTAAACATTATGACAACACCTAAAAAAGCTATGGCAAAGCTAATTAGAATTAACATTATATAAAAGTATAAATTAATTTTATTCATTATGATTTTTTATACTTTGTTTTTAACTCTACAGACTCCCCTTGTATCTTAAATGAGTCATAGATTTCAGGATGTTTTTCCTTGAAAGTTTTTACATCAAATCTAATAACATTTTTTTTGATGATCTCCAAAGAATAGGATTTATTTTTGTACTTACCAATAACAAATCCGCCCTGCTCTTCAACTATGGGCAATGTCTCTTCCTTAACATCTGTCCATAATTTTGCGTAAGTTTTACGCAAGTCGTTCACTTCACAAGCTTTAAACAATTTTAAGTTATTAGCTTGAGCAAGTGATTTTTTTGCTTTTAACATTTTACTTCCTTTGTTTTATTTCCCGCTTATGCGATTAGTCCCATCTTAATCATATATGATAAGATGTCAAATAAATAATTAATTAATTAAAAGGGCAGCTTAACCAGGTCAAATACACGCCCAGGTTGTAGCCTGGGCGTATCTTAAAGAATGACACAAGGAGCAATCTAGAATCATTCTAAAAAGCCATGACAATTATAAAAAAAATAAAAAGGGTTAGAATAGGGTAAAAGATGGCGCAGCGCATGAGCGCAGCAATGAGATTGTCAATCATGTAGCCACTTTCAAAAAGCTATTGTTACCGGTAACCCGTGACGCTTTCCCTTTGGCAATGAGTCCAACTATCACGCCCCGCGGATCTCGATAGCGTAGGTCATGTTTATCACCGTCAATGACTCTCCGCTGCAGCCACTTCCTGGGCAACTTATCCTGAAAAACGATGGCAACATTTACATTTTTTTTAATAGCTTTTTTAATATCCGAATCGTTCCGCCCTGAGTCGCTGAATGTAAAATGCAAATTATCCTGATCATGATCTAAATAATTTAATACCTTAGTATATTCATAGAATTGTACATCAGGGTGCAGCTCATGAAGGGTACTTCCTCCATCAACTTTCATGCGATGCCACGCTAGATCGGAAGTCCCATTCAATCTAACGGCAAATTTAAAGCCTTGATTTTTGGCTCGATTCTTGAGCTGCTCAATTTCAGTACTTAGCTGCCACAAGAATGCATTCTTATTCGTCCAGAAATACTGAGTTTTTTTAACTCGAGCTTGCTGCACCGAGTTCATTTGTCCACGCCCTGAAGTGTTTAAACAAAGCGCTGCGCATTCCTTGCTAGCCTTTGGACAAACATTTGTGCCACTTAGATCGAATGGAGCTAAATGCAAAATAGCTGTCTTGACTCCGAATTGCTCCCCCTTAGCCATTTTGGTTTGGCTGTAATAATTAAGCAGAGTCATTGCTGCACCCCGCTTCCGCTGCAGCTTTCACATTCATCTTCACGCTCTCCGCAGCTTATTTTTTTTCCGATCTTATCATCAGTGAAAGTTAACTCAGTAACAATGACTCCACTTCCATCGCAATCACTGCAAGGCGGTGGGCAGCCAAATAAATCCGAAGTTAGATTCTTATCCATGTTTTACCCCCTGCCATATGTTGTTTACTTTGGCTAATTTGATTTGATGGCTGTAGACGCTGCCAGCTTCATCAAAGAATCCGAGCTCCGACCCCTTGGCATCTATTAGAATAGTTTTTTTAATGCCTTTGCCTTGCTTTGGAGATTCTAGAAGCTTTCCGCTGCATAATACAAAAGGATGCAATTGACTGCTTTTTATCTCCTGCCCTTTTTTTAGATCTTTAAAGTTTATCATTTTTTTCTCCTTTCTTATAAATTAATGGATATTCAATCTGTGATATTCTAGTCTTACCATGTGAATCAGTAATTCTAGAGACAATACAATCTTTGCCATCTAAAATTTCTCGAGTAGATTTTAAAGTATCTCCATTAAAATTAATGGCACCCAAATCTCTACCCTTTCCCCATTCATTGTAGTCACTAAAATAACCCATGCCCTCTGCTAGCTGTTTTGGTTTTTTCATTTTTTCCTCCGTTTGTTTATTAGTCCCATTAGCATGAGATGGCAGCACTTGTCAACTTCTATTTTACCGGCTCTCCAGGTTTAAATAGTCCTGGTAAGCTGGCCTTGGTTAAGCTGCCTTGAGCTGCTCTATTTTATTTTAAAAAAAAATTTATTTTTTTTGTAAAGGTAAAAGGAAAGCGAAAAAATTTCGTTATAGGATCTCAAGATTTACGCGCCTATGTAAAGGTAAAAGAAAAGCGAAAAAATCTCGTTATAGGATCTCAAGATTTATAAAGGTATCAAGCCCCACGACCCAAGCTCGTTGTAAGATCTCAAGATTTACAAACGCCAACTTTGTTGGCGTTTGTTAGTCAAGCGTGAGACGGGGTTATAGCGTCAGGATTTTTTGAAAAGCGTTAGGTAAGTTTAGGTTCGCACAAACTAGAACCAAATCTCTCGGTTCACGAACCACGAATATTTGTAGATTTTGAGAAGACCTCTGCGAGAGGTCTTCTCGCAAGATAAAAGAAGTTCCGCCATTTTGAAAATGTTTTAAATGCCAATTGATTTGATATTTAGAAAGTCCACAATTCTTGATGTCATTTGACTTTAACTCAATCCAAATACTTTTCCCATTTATCAACCAATAAATGTCAGGAATTCCATTAATTGTATTACTTTCTATACGAAAAATTTGACCTTTTAACTTAAGTGATTTTATTCTTTTCCACAAATTACTTTCTGATTTTTTCATTATGTTATTAAGTCAATAACATACAAAAACCCCTAACGCCACTCTCGCATTGTTAGGGGTTTAACTAGTCAAATATATACTACTATATTACAGGGATAATTGGAAGTTCATTTATATTTGTATGAATAGCGCCACCATCATTTCCTTCATCATCACTTGTTGGTGTTAACCAAGTACCATTGTCTAATAATATTTGAATTGGTTGACAATGCCACCCTTGATGTTCCATTTCTTTTTCTGAACAATAATCAATTCTAACAATTCTTCTTCCCTCTAAATGTTTAGCAATTCTCAATCCCCAACTTTCCGACAAAGTATGAATAAGCCAATAACCTTTAGATTTACCCATGTTTATTATTTCTTTATTAGTTTTTTTATCAATATGAGACAATCCAATCGTGTAGTTATTATCTCTACAAATAATAAAAAATTTATCTTGTTCACTATCGTAAGTAATGTAATAAGCATTATTTTTATCGCATACTAATTGATTTTCTTTTACTGCACTTTTTATATCTTCAATATTTTTTGAGTATTTTGCCATTATTTTTCCTTTCATTTTCTTGAGTTAAATCCCACACTTTTATAAATCTTTCTAGCCAATCACATTGAGATTTATGTAATTTTGAATTCCAATATAATTCTTCATCAGCACTTCCGAGAGGGGACAATTTTTGTTTGTCCCCCCACGAATTGTATATATCAACTAATTTATTTAGTGATATCATTTTCAATTGCCAATTGTGAATTGGTTGGAATATATAAATGAATTTGACTTTTTTTAGCAATACCTTGAATGGCTTTTAAAACCTCTGTACCAATCATATCACTATGTAAAAGATCATCTGCTTGTTCTTCTAGGTCATTTATATTTTTTATTTCTTGTCCTTTTTTAGAATTGTAAAATGCTTTTCTTGTTTCTTCTTTACAATTACTTTCTAAATAACCCTCTATCTTTGACAGAAGATTAAACGCTTTATTATCTTCTCGTTCAAAATCAGGAAAAGACTTATCCCATTTTCGCGTGTCTTCAAAATCTTGACAAACATTTGAAAGTTTTTTNAATATTTGTTCTAATTTANATTTTTTTTCTTGTAGGCGTTTATCAAAGTTAATAAAATAATTGTTATAATCTTCTTCCAATTTTTTTATTATTTTAAGGTTTTGTTCTATTCCTAATCTTTTTTTAAAACTAGGAAAGTTTTTTCTTGCGAGTGAATTTATTTCTTCTATATGTATAGACTCAATTGCACTCCTTTTATCAGCAAATTTTCTATTTAATTTTTTTTGCCAATATTCTCGGTTGTCTTTACTTATTTGTTTATTTGACATTTCTGCTCCTTTGTTTTTGTTAGTTTGTTATGGTCAAGCTGTGTTTTATACCACCTGTGTTAATTCACTTGGACAGGAACTTAATTTAAAAGAACTATCCTGTATCCGAAATTAATCGCTTTCATAGTGTCCTTACTTAACCACAGATTATTTTTATTTATATGCGTGGGAAATCCCAACTTTGCCAATATAATAAAAAACAATCAAAAAATTCTTTTATCCAATAGTAAATCCCCCACTTAATTTACAAAATTGAGAAAACTCCTCTACATTTTCAATTGAAAAAGGATAACTCGCATCACTATTTCTTTTTTTATAAATTTTATCCCACTTTTTTTTGTCCTCTGCAGGAAAATCATTTGGGGCAAGATTTTTTTTATTTAGTTTTTTTTCAACACTTTTACAAAAAGCGTCAAGTTCCTTTTCAACTTTTTTATTATTTTCTTCTAAAGTTTTTCTTCTTGTTTCCCAATGGATACTAAAGTGTTTGGTATGCCCTTTGTTAATTAATGCCTGTAATTGTTTATGAATTTGTTTAGCGTGAGTTTCATCTATTTCTGTAAAGTCGTTATAATGCCAACTCTGCTTTTTGTCTTCATCAATAACTTGAGTAAATTCTAAAACATATTGCGCTAGAGGTCTCCACCACCACACATTATTTCTAAAATAAACGCCTTTATTTTTGTCCAAATATTTTTCTCGTGCTTTAAAATATTTGTTTTGTTCTGCTTGACTTAAATTAAATAAGTCATCAGGTCTTTCAGGTTCTTTGCCTGAAATTTTTGGATTTAGTCCTGTTAAATCAAATCCCATTTTTACTCCTTTGTTTTTTTATTAGTTTATTTTTTATTTTGGTTGCATATTTTTTATCTGCTTTTGTTTCAAATAAACCTTTTTCTTTTGATCTTTCTACTTTTAAAAGTTTATTATCTTTATCAACAGTAAATTTTAACATAAC